CTTCTCTGTAAGTTCCAGCGGGTTGATTATCTGTTCCAGGTTTGATTGGTTTATTAGCCATATCTTCTCCTTTCAATATTTTTTGTGTATGAATAAAAGAGTGTAAAGGTTTTATTCACAAAACTATTATATAAAGTCTTTTAAGATTTTAAATCAGTCTAAAGACCGAGAGGAGCGGCAATGAGTGAAGATTTAATCATCAAGGTAGCTGACAAGATTATCGAATCAAGCGAAACTTACGGGGAAGCGTTGAAATTATGCAAACGAGTAGAGCACGAAATCGAATTGCGTGCTTATGAACAAAAAATAGAAAGGAGTAGGATATGCAAAAAATGACAGTAGAGTTAGCAGTACCTTTAACTTTGAAGGCTTGGCTTGCCATCAGAGGAATGAAGGATAAGGACTTTGCTAAAAAAGTGGGTGTTTCTCCTCAAGCTGTTTCCGGCTGGAAAAGTGGACGTCATAAGCCAAGTGGTGAATACGTCCCTAGAATTGAATCGGTCCTAAATGTTAGATTTTCAGAAATTAAGTTTGAATCTAACATTTAATTTTTAAAGTCATTATACGTTTAAAAGTATAAAAGTCTCGGTTAGTAGCTACGGCTCTAACAAGGTGATAACCTCCTTTAAAAATAGATAAATAAAACCGCAGTTATGATTCCTCTAAACGATAAATATTTTTTGATAAGACAACAATGATTACCAATCCTTGTTAGGGCTATAACTGCTAATCGAGAGTTCGAAAATTAGAAAGGAGTTCAAATGGATAAACGACCGATGTCGCAAATTGAAATTAAAGTATTAAACACAATCAGGAATAGAGCTAACTTTGATAAACCAATCAAAGCTCAAATACTTCGTTCCGAATTTGATTTAAATAAGCGAGAACTTGAAGAAGTCGTTGAGAACTTGCGTGTCATTTTCAAACATCCAATTGTAGCTAAAAAGGTGCAGCCTAGCGGTTACTATTTGCCTAGAAATGACAAAGAGCGAAACGCAGGACTTGCACCTTACAAGCAACAGATTTTAACTTCACAACGTAATCTAACCGCTGTTGTTTCAGTTGATTTAAATGAATATTGGCGATTAGATCATGAGTGACAAAAAGAAAAAACGACTGACGGCAATCAGTCGCATAACAAATAAAACTAAAGTAAATTATACCACATTAAAAAGGAGCGCGCTATGCCAAAAGCTAACATAACATACAAAGCTGTTGGCAACGATGAAAAAGCCGAGTGGGGGTGACTACAATCACTTGATTCAACGCTGGGAAGGCTTGAGTAAAAGCGTTGCAAAACAATGGGCGACTGAAATGCGTGAGCATCCAGAATTTAGGAAATACATTGATAATCCTACACATCGAATAGTTTTTATCAATTACAAAGGTTTTGAACTGTTCGTTAAATGGAAATCACGCAACAGATATTTGAGCAAAAAAGAAACATTAGCTGAAATGTTGGAAAACATCAAACTAGAAGAAAGAGTAGGAGTTTAACATGACATATTTAATTATCGCAGTAGCAGTTTTAGCATTCGCTGAAATCATCACATTGACATTATTCGGCAAACGAGCAAGGAATTAAGCTTTAGTACAGACCTTTGACAATTGAATATGGGTGCGTGGTAAAAACTTTTTTAAAAAAGTGTATCCAAAACTATTGATATTTGGATACACATAAGGTATAATGTACTTGTAAGGTTGATAAAGGAGCAACCTTAGACAAGGAAATTAAAAGAAAGGAGTTGGAGCTATGAAACCTAGGAGATTAAAGCAAAAAGAAAAGCTCTCAACCAGTGAGAAGATAAGCTTAGCGATAGCAATCGTTGAACTTATCAAACTGATTAAAGAACTTTTCAAATAAGCCTTAAAACGAAACAAAGAGAGGTGAAAAACCTCTCGGAGGTTTCGTGTACTCTAAGTATATCATAGCTCCTAGCAGATTGACAATGGATAAAGAAAAACGTTCGATAATTATTGCTAGTATCGCTTTAATATTAAGCATTATCAATCTGTTATTAAATTTATTCTAGATAACAGATATGACGAAAAAAATGGGGCGACCAACCAATGACCCTAAAGACTATCAAATGCGTATACGTTTGTCTGAGTCTCACAAAGCTAAGCTTAATGAGATTAGCCAAAAAACAGGAAAAACGAAAGCTGACATAGTCCGTGAAGGCATTGACCTAGTATATGATAATCTAGGTGAATAAAAAACACTCTACGCAACCTTCCACCGCCAAGTTTTAGGTTACGCAGAGCCCGCACCCATATTCAAATAAATACAGGATACGTATATTATACCAGCGTACCTGTATTTGTGCAACACAATTTTAAACAGGTACGCTTTTTGTGTACCTAAAAAGAGAGGTAACACATGACTAAAACATACACAGTAACCGAAGAAGAGCTAGAAAAATTAGTGAATGAACGCTTAAAGGAAAAGCGTAACAAACTAATCCGAGATAATTTATTCAACGACCTTCATTTTGAAGATGAATTGATACCAATCAATAATAAGTATCCAAAAGTGATTGAAAAATTAAAACGTGAACGCTCTGTTAGACCAGAAAGACACGTTTTCAATCAAACGCCCAAAACTCTAGGCAATAATGACGTTATTTATAGCAGGATTTCATCAAATGACGTTCACAATCATATTCGATTGCTTGTCCTAAATGTCTTTGGAAAAAGCAAAAATAAAGACTTGCTACCAGAAGAATATGAGCAAGCTAGGACATTGTATAGTGAATTAAAAACATGGTATGTAAACAGTTATGATAAACGTTTATCAACGTTAACAATGGAGGATGTAGAAAATGAAACTATTTAATTGGATTTTTGCAAAAAAACAAGAGACTATTCAACCAGACTTTGTGTTTGAAAGCTGGGAAACAAAAGCTAAGCGCTATGATGACACGGTTAAAGCGCTAGATATGAGGTTCGCAAATGGAAAATGAATACTTTGACACAGACGAAATCATGCTAATCGGTTTTGACACCGATGGCTGGCGCGGGTTCTGGGGCGAAAGAGAGGAAGAAGATTAATGCATATTAACGAAGTAAAGAACAATGCTTTCTACCAATTCCCACAGTGGCTCTTAAAAGAAGAACCTTATAAGAATTTGGGTGATAAAGCAAAACTGATGTACATGCTGCTTTTTGACCGCAGAACGCTGTCGATTAAAAACAAATGGTATGACGATGACGGTCAGATTTACATGTATTTTACAAATGAGCAGTTTATGAAAGAGCTTAATTGCTCAGAAAAAACAATTATAAAAGCAAAAAAAGAACTTTCTCAAATAGGATTATTGAAAGAGGTTAGACAAGGAATTAATAGGCCTAATCGCTTGTACATCAACGGAACTGTAGAAAGTACAGGTCAAGACCTGAAAAAAGTTCAGTACGGAACTGTAGAAAGTACAGGTCAAGACCTGAAAAAAGTTCAGGGAATCAATACTAATAATATCAATACTAATATATCAATACTAAGTAATCAACAACAAGAGGAAGTTGATGAAATTCGTAAATCTTACGATATGTTTTTTGAAGCTTTTCCGAAGCAACGAAAAAACGCATTTATTCAACAAGACATCCTTTCAGATATTAATGAATTTGGAAACGAGCTTTACCAATACGCTTTAAAACTAGCTATGACTAACGAAGCTAACTACCCATCATATATTGAAAGAATATTTACTTCATGGCGAAATGAAGGGATAACTACTTTAGAACAAGCAAAAGAAAAACAAAGTAAGCATAGCAACAGTAAGCCAGATAAAGATTTTATTGGATTTGGTGTTCAAGGGTCAGGGTATTAATATATGAGTGAATTCGTAAGTATGCAGGAAGCTATGCGCCCGATTCTAAACGCTCAAATAGAGCAGACAGATGAATGGTGTGAGAAACACAAATGCCAAAAAGTCAAAGTTAAAAGGACAGGTTCAGTCTTATGCTTAAAATGCGGTCACGAAGAACGCAGAGAGTTTGAAGCTCAAAAAGCACAAGCTAGCTATGAGCGTAACGAAGAGAAGAAGCGTCTGTATTATCTTGAAGATTTTAGCATGATGGATAGCGAATTAAAACTTGCAACGTTCGACAATTTTAAAGCTGACACGCCAGAAAAACAAGATGACCTTGACTTTGTCAAAAAAGAAGCGAGAGCTTATATCAAAGGTGCTCAAAATAATCTTGTTTTAATTGGTGATGTAGGTGTCGGCAAAAGCCATTTGGCTTATAGTGCTATCAAAGCGATTAGTGACTATAACAAAAAGTTAGCTACTGTTATCAATGTTGTTGATTTGATAGCAAAAGTGAAAGAAGATTTTAGCTTAGAAGCTTACTACACAAGTTTGCTTTCTGGAAAAGATAAACACGATAAAATCGAGTATTTAGTCCTTGACGATTTAGGCACAGAGAAAACATCTGAATGGTCTTCGAACTTAATTTATAGCATTTTAAACAAGCGAACGAATACGATTATCACGACTAATTTGACGCCGCCAGAAA